ACGCGCTCACGATCCGCCGCGTGTCCCGCTCTGCTGTCGCTGCCATGCTGACCGCGTAGGCCTTGCCGTTGTGGACGCACGAGGCATGCGCTGCCATCGGGGCCGTGAATTTGCTCGACCGATCACCGCCGCCCTGCTCGCTGATTTCGCTCGGCAATGGCGCCTCCACCTGCACCACAATCTGAGAACAACCGACGTCCTGCAGCTTCTTCCGCCAGCCGTTTTTGGTGACGTAGTAATTGCCGCCAATGATATTCCACTGGTTGTGGCTGAATCCCAGCCCATCGAGCATTCCCTGAATCACGCAATCCCTGAGCACCTCATCAGGATATGGCATCGCCTTACCGCCTGGCGGTCTGTCCGTCCGGAATCCCAGAGGCGTGTTTTCCATGCTCCTAACGACTGCCAGAACCTCCGGGCCAATTGCCTCCCGCAATGCGTTCTGCGCTTGCGCCGTGACCAATGGCCGCATGAAATTATCGGTCGCCACCAGCTCAGAGGCGTATTGCCTCGCCGACGTCATCGCCCGGCCCGTCGCCGCGAAGGCCTCCGCCTTAATCAGCTTGTCTGCCATACCCGCAACTCTCCAGTAAAGCCACAACCTCATCAGGCGCGAACGTCACGCCCTCTAACTCAATCGCTCGATCATAGGCCCGGGAGAATTCCCGAGCCCTCTCCACGTGCCGCTCATAACCTTCCTCCATGCGAGTCATCTCGGCACCATTGCCCCTCCGCTTCGCCCGCCATGTCTCCGCAATCCGTGTCACTGGACCGACTCCCGGACAATAGCGTCGAGCACCTCGCGACGATTGATAGGCACATTTCTCGGCCCCTCAATCACGAGCTTTGCCCCCTTCCGCGTTTTGGTGAGTTTGATGCTGATCTGCTCCTCCACCTTGTGCGGATCGCCGATCACAATCTCCTGATTCCACTCACGACTTAGCACCAATCTACCCACGTCTGCCTCCTTCCCTGGCCACCAATAGAATAGTATCCCAATCCTCCGGCCTCCATACTGGACTGCCAGAGGCTTTCAGCCACTCCGCCTGATCCGCTGAAAGCTTGCCTTTTTCTACCTTCAGCTCCGCCATAATAACCACACCGCCACGCGCGGCGATTATGTCCGGCAATCCAGCATGGCCCTCATACGCTGTGCGCCAGCCCCGAGCCGTACGCGCAGGGCGAATGTGGCACACCCTCCAGCCGTACAACTGAAATAGTGCCACGACCGCCGACGTGAATTCAGCCTCGGTAATACCGCCGCGACTATTCGGCATCGGGGTCGTCACAGAGAGCCGCGACCACGACCGCACCCACGAGGAGCATCAGGTATCCTGCCAGCTCAATCATGCGCCACTCCCACCATAGCCACGAGCCCGACCACGCACGCACAAAACACCGCTATCCCTGCGTCCATATCCACCTCCTGTGTCGGCAGATTAACGCGGGCGCAAGGATCACGCAAGTGGCGTTCTGGTTTTTTTGCCGAGCCTCAGCCCGATCCTGTGGACGTCATCCTCGGTGAGTATCCACGCCGTCCCGTGTTTGCGACCGATGGAGCCACTCGCCTGGTCCATCAATATCTGTCGGACGCGCGAGTCTGAGACGTTGAGCCGCTGGGCTGCCTGCTGTGTCGTGTATGTCTGCTGTGTCATGTGTGCCATATTAACGCCGCCGCTATGTGTTCGCAATACCCTACACTACCCGCCGCCGAAGGGCGAGGATGCCCTCCATCTCAATCAGTGAGTCAGTTTCGGTGCCGTAATCCTGCTGGCTCTCAATCTGCCAGGTGTAATCCTCTGCGGGCTGAAGGCTCGCCCCCGCGTTGTCAATCTCGACCACTACCGTCATTGTCTGCGATGCCCCTGAGCCGCTCTGTGATAGGCTTGCAATGCTGCCGGAGATCGCACTCGCTGGAAGGCCTCTGCGGGAGGCTCCCCAGAATAGATTGGCCTCACCGATGCCATCCAGCCGAGTGTAAATCGAGCCGCCCACGTCGGTGACCGTGATGGTGATCTGGGAGCCGCTCCGGACCCGCAAATCGTCCCCACAATAGAGCGTAATAGATCCGCCGTCTGCGATCCGTCCTGTGGCTGTGATAGGCACACCCGAGAGGCTTGCCGCGATGGATTCGACCGTATCCTGCACCTCCAGCAGTGTTGCCTGCGAGGCGTCACCAGCTCCGCCACCACCACCGGCCGGGGCAAGCTCCAGCATATTGACCGTGAACTGCCAGACCGCACCATCTGCCACCAGACCGGTGTTGATCCGATCCGTGACGACCTTGATGGCTGTTTGATTCGTTGCTGTGCCGATGGCCGTCTGTAGCTCCGTGATATAATCCGCAGCCGTTCCCGCAGCAGTCAGCCAGTTGGCGGAAAACTTATCCGCAGTAATCACCGCTGGCTGCAACTCATGGATGTCAGCCGCGACGTGATGCGAGCCTGTCACCTGCACTGTCCGGTTGCTGTTTACTGCCAGCAACACGCTGTCCATATACCCTGCCCGCGTCGCTGTCCACGCACTCGCTAATGCTGCCCCGTCTGTGCCTCGCATGTCGGTGTTTGTAGTCGTCGTATCCACCAACGTGACCCGTGAAACGTGTCCACTGCCGTTGATGCCCAGCGTCGCAAAGTTTGCCGGAAATGCCTGACTTAGGCCGTAGCCCGTTTTGTCTGCCACCGTGACCGCGTTGGCTTGTAGCTTCTTGCATGTGATACGGATCGCCACTGGTGCCATATTCGCCGCACCTCTGAGCATGACGATCGCCTCGGCCTCAGTATCGACAACAACGTCCGGCAGATCGAGGCGATATAGTCCCGGCATATTCGTGCCATCAACCGCACAGAATCCGCCGCTCGTGTAGGCTCCGGTCGCGGTCTGTGATGCCAGCGTAATTGACGTTGCTGCTCCGATGCCCTTGCTGTAATAGCAGGTCAGCCCGCTGGTTGAATGCGTCAATCCGGTCAGCCCTGCACCGGCTGTGCTCGATGTGTCCTGAATGAAAAATCGCACAGTCTGCGACGTTGATCCAGCATAGATTTGATAGGCCATTTCAACCCCTCATTCCACCGGTGAGACCACCGGCAACAAATAGCCCACCTGCCGACGTTTTCGGCGTGCCTGTATCGACGATCTCAACCACGTTGCTGATATAGTTAGTGGCTGCTGCCAGTGTGACCGTAGCCGTCGTAAATGACGACACCGCCGCGTCTGTGTCTGCCAGTGCTAACCGCCCCTGAGTTGCTCCCGTCAGCATGTGGCGGTGTGTCATGCCTGTGGGCGGCGTGTCGATGCCAGCCGTGTTGAGATTCACGCCAATCAGCCCGAGCACCCACCCGCTACTGACTGCCATTGCCGACAATATGCCTTCGGCGTTACTCACCGTCGTGGCTGCTAGCTTGCCATTGTAGCTTGGCGTTGTTGTTTCCGCTCGCCTGTATGTAGGCGTTCCGAGAACGATGTAGTCCGCGTCGTCACGATACACGCCAGCCAATAAATGCGTGGCATTTGTCCACGTCCCCGAAGTCTCTGCGGAACTGGCCGCAATTTTGTAGGCGATGGCTATCGAAAACGAAACCCCCGTCCCGGCTCGCTGTGTCAAAAACCGATAGTTCCACCCTGCGGGAATCGTCGGCCCTGCCGTACTGCCAAACCTCATTACCCACATCACAATCAGATCGCCCGCCTGGTGACTCGGCAGTGTCACCGACGTGGATTCTGCGGAACTGGCTCCGACATAGGAGACCGTCATATCGTCACCGTAGCCGCTTGTGTAAATGCTGCCTGAATCGTCGCTACCGTTCGCGATGGGTCGGCGAATGCGGGATTGAGCACCTCATTCATTTTGCCAGCAGCATACTGATCCGCCGCACTCAATCGCTGGCTGTCCGATCGCTGTGATTGGTACTCAGTGACCGTCAGGGCTTTGAATGGCCTGCCCCCGTCCAAGGCGTAAAATGAATCAATCGTCGCGGACTGATCGCCACCGACAAGAGCCGCAATCCCACTAACCACCGCCCACACCGTCACCGCTGTTGTGGGGTCAGTTGTTGCGAGTTTTTGCCCGCCCAGCATGAGGGCCTTCAGATTCCGGATTCCAATCACCAGATCCGCGGCCAGTGTGCCAGCCAGAATCATGTCCTGGAGCGTGCCAAACCATGCACTGCCGTCCCATGCGAGAAGCGAGTTTCGTCGTAACCACTCCCGCACGCTGTCGGCTGTGATGTCGCTACTGCTGAGGGTTTGCAGTGTTGACACGACCTCTGAGTCTGTGCCTGTGATCTGTAGGGCTTGTGCTGTCTCGTATCCGTTCATTCGATTTCGATCCCTGTTGTAATCGCAATCCGCTTCAGTGTCATCGTGAGATCCACTAACGCCATCCGCTGGACGCCCGCCGCGTCAAAGCCGCTGACCGGCCGCGTGTCCGTCAAGGCCCTGCCAGTCATGCACCGATGAAGGGCGTCCTGTCGCTCCTGCAGGAGCTTTATTTGCTTCTTCATCTCCGACAAAATCCCACGCAAGGCGTCCCTCTGGAGTCCGCATCTGTCCGCGGGTTCGGGCGCTTCCGTCTGTGTAGTACTCGCTGCGGAACTCGATGCCGTCGCCGAGATCGGCTCTGGTGACACTGGCCAAATAGACTCGTTCATTTACCGCCTCCGATTGATTCTGCTTGCTCAAAATGACCTGTTCACACACCCGCACCGAATGCGACGAGAAAGCGCTGAGGATTGCTGGACACATCAGGACCAACCCCTTCCCCAGCCACTGCAAATCCATCACCTGTCGATAGCACGACAGGATCCAGATTCCCGCCGCAAAACACGTCCACGCAATCGCCATGCACTGCAGGAGCTCACGAGATAGATCAATCATGATAAGAGACTCACTCCGTAGCATGTGGCAACAAACGCGATTCCCCAGCCGATCGCGCGCACGACCCACCGTAGGTCGCCGCCGACTGTGGATAGCAGGCGAGACCACGCGCCCTCGCTGACGGACAACTTGCGCTTGCCGTCGTCGTAGTCCACTCCTGCCTGCTGTTCTGGTTTTTCGTCCACATTGCGGCCCTTGTCTTGTGTGTGGCCCGTGTATACAGAAATCTCACGCCGCCGCAAGCCCGGAAACTCAATCCGCGAATTTCAGAGAGGCTCTGCCGGAACTGGGGTGAGGCCTGACGTGAGCAGGACCACGACTTGCGTTGCCGATCGGCTTGCGTCGATCGTGGCTAGTGTGTTCTGGTCGTTGACGTAGGCGCCCGTGTCCTCGATGTAAAGCTGAATCGGGCTGTCCGTACTCCACCCGCTCACCGCCTGCAGCTCCTCAACAATGGCCGTGATGTCCAGCGTGACGATGTCCGAGACCCCCAGCGTGACATCCGTGTAGGCCGTGGTTTTCGTGCGGTTCTGGAGTGTGTCCCAATCGGTGATATTGGCGGACTGATCCGTGCTGTATTTGATGCCGTAGACTCTGAGCGTTCGGCCCTGTGTCCAATACGTTAAAGCAAGCGTGACATAGGCCGCATCCACTGCATCGCCAGAGGCGAGCCCTGCCCCGACTGTTGGCAGGTAGGCCGCGAATTCGTAGGGGTTCGCTTGCGCTCGAGTTGTTAGGTCATCGAATCCAACCGGCATCAATGTAGCCGCGGCGAAGTCCTCATCGGCCCCAGCGTTGCCACTGTAGGCGTAGCCCGCATGGCTCGTCTCTGTTGTCGTGGCGCTCGACTTGGCGTAGTAGAGCGTGGCCGATCCGCTTGCAAGGCGGAAATAGCACTTGTGGCCAGGAAACCCCTGCATCTGCGAGAGCCCTGCATTGATCGGCGCCCCAGAGGCTGCGGCCGCGGGCGTCCCGGTTTCCCATGTGAACTCCACCGCCCCTGTGCCTGTGATGCTAACAAGCACCAACTGCGGATCAATCCAATCGGATGCCGTCCACCATGCCGTTGTTAGTGTCTGTGTGCCTGTCGCCATGCTATGCTGTTTTCGTTACTGTGATGACTGCCGGACGATTTGCGTAAAGGTCGTCAAGCGTGACCAAACCGCCCGAGCCTTTCACGTCAAAAATACCGTAAGGGAATTGTGCGTTATACCGAATCGCGCCGATGATTTTGAAATCCGTTGGCGTTGACGGCGTCCACGTCCCCACTGTGACCGCTGCGCCGTTTTCGCACCTCAATGGCTCAAACTTGCCGTTATCGGCTGGCATGTAAACGAACGTGGCGTTCGCACCACTGGGCGCATACGTCAACCACGGAATCTCCCTGCGCCACCAGTCCATCAGCAGTATACCCACGCCGGTTTTCTCAACTCCGACTCCGTTAACGGATGGCCATTCACGCAAAGTCCATCCCGTTGCAGGATCTGTGGCGGTGGCTAGCTCTGTGAGCGACTCCGGGCCGTATGCGTCGAACTCAAAGAGGTAACGCGAATCGTAGTCGGACGAAACTGCTTGCGTGGTGGCTGGCTGCAATAGTATCGGCTTGCATCCCGCAAAATTATCCACCCACGCCACCTGCTTGACTGCATCATCCACCACACCGCTGTCTGTGATAGTGTACGTTAGCCACACGTCAAATTCGATTTGCTTGCCTTCATAGTTGTCTAGTGGTATGTCTGCAAAGCCGCCCAGAAGAAACGGAAGATTCCCGGTTCTGATGCCAGTCTTGTCAACGCCGTCAATCCAGATTCGATAGTGCGTGATCTGCTCCGATACCTCCGTGCGAGCAAACGGAAACAGCCTGGGAAATCGCGTGAATCTTAATCCGTTGGGCAGTTGCACCTTGTCTGCTGTTGTTGGCGAATAGTGATATTCCTCCGCAACCTGAGGCTGCAATCCGCGCGTTGATAAGGTTGCACCAGTTGCCCCGTAAAGGCCAGTGGCCCATTCCTCAAACGGCACAGGCGGGCGCCTGCTAGCCACTGCTCGTTGCATCCTGACGCCGCCGTAGTACGCCTCACCATAGCCCCACGCCTTCCAGCGAAAGGGCTTCATCTTCAGTGTCCACGTCTGCAGAAATAGAGGGCCTGAAATCGTGGGCGCCGCCCCGAAATCATTTTCGGCATACCACCCTGTCGTGGGCTGTGACCACGGGTGATTCTGAAATGGCCCGAATTGCCAGTCTGTGTTTTCCGTGCCCAGCTCACCAGCAATCGGCCCGACCGCTTTAGCAAACCTGTGTGGATATGGCGCGGCCCTCACAATCTCTGCCGACTTCGTGTAGCAAAACCCCAGCTGCCCGCATGGCTCTGGCGTCACCACTGTTCCGGACGCTATCGACCCATCGCCCACATGCCGCACCCTGACCGTCTGCCCGGTCTCTGTCAGGACTCCTCCCACGAGGCTCAAGAGCATCCCGTCATGCTGTGCGTAGTTGCCGGATGGGACCGCCGTTTTGATCCGCACCGCAACCGATGGCTGCTGCCCTCGCTCGCCGCGCGTGGCTAGTTCCTGCCGTGCCTGCTGTGTCAGTCTGGCCAGTGTCGCCGCTCGATCCTTGGTGGCTCTAAGAGGCCGTTTCATGTCTCGACGACCCCCCAGCCGAATCGGGAAATCTTACGCGCGATCCTCCGGCCTGTCGTGGATACTGCCAGGCCTGTCATGCTGCGCACGTCGACCTGCTGGCCTGTCTTCTCCCAGGCCGTGCCATTGAGCCGCATGATATCCGCCTTGACCGTGGCTGTGCTTCCGGCCGCGATGGCTGTCACCAGCTGCACCACCAGAGCGTGATTGCCGACCGCGGATCCGCTGGCTGTGACTCCGACCGTAGACGCGCCAGCATCGTCGATCATTCTTGCAATCGTCCGGGCGCCGTCGAGGTCTGTCAGGATTGGGTGGTCGCTCATGGTTGATTATTCGGGAGAGGGACGCTGGACCAGTCGCCCTCGTCGACGAGAAGAAAAGAGTTCACAATCGCGCCGCTGACCCACACCTGAGCCCCTGTAGTCCCTGTGCCTGCGCGATCCTTGAGGACGGCCGTGCTGCTGTTGGTCACGCTCGCAATCTGTGTCGTGAGCCACGAGCCTTTCACACCTGCGCCTTTGATTCGGATCAATGCTCCCGGGTGCGTTGTGGTGGAGAAGCTGCCAGTCGCAAGCGTGAGGGTGGTACTGCCTCCGGAAATGCTTCCAGTGCCGAGTTGCGACGATGATAGTGTGACGACTCGCTGGGCCTGCCCGTTGGCGTCGAGCCAGATATCTCCGGGGATGTCCTGCTGTTCCGTGGTCTGAATGCGTCGCTTGATGATCTGCCGGTCTGTTGTTGGCGTTTTCGAATCGTAGACCGATTTCGTTACGTCCGTCCATGCTGCCGTGGAATTTGCGCGAGTCTGAAAAACTATCTCATTCATCCCCTTATTCGGCAGCAGAATCCACCAGCCCATCGGGTTGATTTCCACCTTGTAACTGATCGGCAAATAGAGGGCTCCAGCCTTGTCTCTCGACGGCTCATCCGGCATGTCCACATCAGTCAACAGGCACGACCCTGCGGGATAGCTCACGCCGTGAATAGTCACCGCTGCAGCGTTAATTGTGTCGGACAAGTCGAAGAGGAATTGTGGCACGCTCGCGAAGTTAGCTGTGACGTTAACGACTCTTGTCCGTACCTTGCGAGACAGTCCCTCATACAGATCGCCAGCCGTGTTGACCAGAGGATAGCCGCGTGAATCGTAGAAAGCAGGAACCTCAATCGAGCCGCTGCGCATGCCGCCCTTGACACGCTGGGCTGTGTATTCCGCATCTTCCCGCGTCGTGATTTTCGTTGAGTACCGGACGTTGTAGTACCAGACATTGAGGACCTCGTCGTGGTGATCGCAATCAAGCTCTACAACGATGGCTGCGGTTTTCTCGGGGTGGCTGGCGTTTTTTACCGGAAGGCCTGAGGCGCCCAGAATCGTCGTGATGGAATCGGTCTCGGACGTCGAGAGAATCTCCCACACGTCGACCACGGTCTCGCTGCCGTCTTCAGCCTGCGACCATTGGCCGCGGCGATATAGTCTGGCTGTCGCGCTCATACCACGTACCCGATCTGGCCCTGCTCAGAGATTTTGAGCTGTCGGGCGTTAATGGCTTGGATCTGCTGGAGGATCTGCACTTGTCGTTGTCCGAGTGTGCCTTGTTGGTTGATGATGCCCGTGAGCTGGCCTGCGCCCGAAACGGTGCGGAGGTCCTGCGAGACCGTCGATTGGCTCACCGCCGCGTCTACTCTAGTTGCGATATCTCCGGCTTTTAGCTCACTTATTAGCTCGCTGAATTTGTCTGTCGCTATCGTCGCCGCTGTCGGCTCATTTGCGTTTTTCTTGGCCTTCGTTTTGGCGGATTCAATCGCCGCTCCCCATTCACGCCGCGCTGATTCCAGATCTGCTTGAGCCTGCCCCAGTTGCTGTGAGTAGGACGCCTCGGCTGCCGACTTGTCCGCCTCCGCCTGCCGTGCGATGTCTTGCGTTTGCTGCGAGAGCATGATGTCGAGCTCCGCCTGCACCGCTTCGACGTCGATGGAGGAGTCAATCATTCCCATCAGCTCGATGATGCCTGAGCTTAGCCAGTTCTGTGTCGTGGCCCATGTTGATTTAAGCGAGGCCATTGCGTCGGCGAACACCTGCACAAATCCGGATTTCCACGCCAGCCATTCGCGGTTCAGTCCAGCCGTGCCTTCAAGCCATACTGTTTTCAGGCTTGCCCAGAGCACGCGGCCTGCGAGAGCGTAATCCTCGGACGCGAGGGCGTCCGTAATGGCCCCGAACGTATCCCGTGCCCCCTGCAAGAGTGGCGCAAATCCAGCCGCCAGTGTGCTGATTGCCTGATAGGCTCGCGAGATTGCAGAGATAACGATATTGCCTGCGATCTGGGCAAACTGTGTGAGCGTTGGGATGGCTGCCGCTATACCCTCCATCAGGTTCGCCAGCACTGGGGCAAGAGCTGTGCCGACGATTTTTGAAAACGTCGAGAACGTCGCGGAAAGCTTCGCGAAAGCATCGTCAAATTTTGCCGCTGCTTCGGCTTGTGGGCCTGACAGTGTGAGCCCGAGAGCATCAGCCTCGGCCATCAGCGATGCAACTCCGGCCGCGCCGTCCTCCATCATCGGTAGCAGGTTCGCACCGCTCTTGCCCAGTAAATCCATCGCAACCGATGCCCGCTCTGATGGATCGGCGATCTGTGACAAGCCCTGGGCGATGGCCAGCATCCGCTCCTCTACCGAGAGGGCCGAAAGCTGCTCTGCTGTGACTCCGACCGCCGCTAGTGCTGCCTGTGCCGACTTACTGCCGTTGGCCGCTTGCGTGGTGACGTCTGCAAGTTTTCGCATGCCCTTCTCGACCTCCTCCAGTGTCGTCCCGGATTGCTCCGCGGCGTACTGCAGTTGGCTAAGCCCCTCGGCAGAGGCGCCTGTCCGCTTTGCGACGTCATCAATTCCACCGCCCATCTGCGCAAATCGCATGACCGCCGCCGCTGCTGCTGAGACACCCGAGACGATTGCCCCGATACCTGTGGCTAGCATGGCCTTGGATATGGCGAGCCCGGCCGTTTTGGCCGCACCCGCCACGCCCATCAGGGTAGACTTTACTCGCTTAATTGCCGCGCGGAGTTGCAAGTCCTCTCCGGCGATTCGAACGAATGCTTTGGCCGCCTCAATAGACCTACTGCTCGCCACTCAACACCTCCGGGCCGTAGCCGTCGAGCCATGTGATTTCGTCGTCACTGTACCAGTTGAGAGTCTCTGTGACCTGCTGTTGTCCCGTTGGCGCTTGCCGTGTTGTTACGTGATTTGGATGGAAATCCAACCACGAAAAAACCCGGTCGGACGCCTTCGTCCTGTGGCTGTTGTACACGCCTGCAATGACCATCCCGGCCGTCATGGCCTGCTGATATGTCACCGCTTGCCACCTCCACAGTAGCTCCCTCAGTGTCCACTGCTCCCAGTTGCCGCCCGTGATGGCTGCGAGCCGAATCAGCCATTCGTCAGGACCTGAGCACCCACGAGCACCGATGATATACTGAGGTTTTCCACGTGCTCCATCAGGGCCGCTCGCGCTGCCATGATGGCCTCGTCCTGACTGTCTTTGACCTTGTCGATTAGCCTCAATAGTGGAGCCCTCAGTGTGCTCCGCTGCGGGAAAAAATCGACAATGGCCCCCAATAGAGCATCCAGCGCCGCCTCGTGCGTGTCGCCATCTGCTGCTGCCATGAGGCTGTCTGCCGTGCCGCCCTCGATGATGGCGAGCATCTCCCAGCCGCACAGCTCGTCTGTGGAGATCTCCTGCAGCATTTCATTTAGCGCGTCTGAATCGTGGGCGCACTTCACAAGATCGATTTCCAGCCGCTCACGTATCTGACGACGATGGAGCAGCGTGATTTCCACGCTGTGCTCCTTGCCGTGCCTGTCTGTGTACTTTCGCATAATTCCTCCGGTCGTCTGCCTGCTACTCTGCCTCGACTGGTGGCGCCGGTTTCTGTCCGACTACCGCCACCACCAGAAGTCGCGCCGTGCCCTCTGATCCGTCTGCGTGGATGACCTTTACCTCGTCAATATCTCCGATTTTCGGCATGGTGCCTCTCCTGTAAACGCGATGAAAAATAGCCTCGCCTGCGCACTACGCGCCTGCGACAACTGCCCAGTTGCTTGCATAGCTGGAATCGGGCGACCGAGCAATTTCGAACGACGCCTTGATGGTGTCGTTATCGGGGCGACTTTCCTCCCACCGCTTGAATTTGCCTTCGATCCTGAACACATGCTGCGCTGTGTCTGTGACCGTGCCTGAGGCGAGGGCGAAGTGGAGGAGCGTTCCGGCTGCGTAGGCGTTGCGCAGTGTCAGGTAGGTGGCTCCTGGCGTGCCGCGCTTGAAGAGCATCGTGCCCGAGATAGTGTGCTTCGGCTTGCCGACGTGCTCGCTCACCTCGGCATCACCTCGGCAGTTGCTTTCGGCTGTTCGGCGTTCGCTGCCGATGGTGTCGTCAATCACGACTGGGACCTCGGTGAGAGTTCCTGCGCCGCCGAGAGTGGCGCTGTAGTACAGTTTGGCATCATCGCCTAACACTGATCCGTCTGCTGCTGTGGGCATTGATTATCTCCTTCGTGCTTTACTGAGGGACTGTTCGATGTACTGAGGGATTTTCGGCGTGACCTTTTGCAGCGAAGGCAGCATAAAGGGCCGTGATTCTTCAAGCTGTTCGAGGGTATTGTTTGCGTAGCTGGACGTGACGCCGCCGCGAAAATACTCTGGGCCAATTACCACATAATCTGCCCGCTCATTCAGGGCAAAAAACAGACGATATCTTAGGGCGCTTTTCGGCCCGTGCATGCGTGGCGTTTCGCCGGGTTTACTGACCTTGTCCGGGCGTCGGGGCTTCGTTGACCTGAGCCCCTGCTTGTAGCGAGACAATTCCTCGCGATACCGCACCACCTCGGCCTCGGTCATTTCGGCAAGCGGTTTTTGCGCCCACTTCTGGAACGATCGGCGGGCCGTTTTCATAACGGCCAAACCTGCTATTGCGAAAGTATGGCGCGTGACAAAATCGAGAGACTGCCCAATGGACCGATCGAGGAAACGCTCCTGCATGTTGACGTCGAATCGGATCCGAATCATGCCCGCCCTCCGATCGTACAAAAATACGTACACTCAATGACCGAGACGAATACCTCCGACTCGCTGAGCATGTCGGCATCGGCAACCGTAGGCACCACGAGCGTGCGACGTTGCGCCGTGAGCGATCCTGTGGTGATGTGTTTCGCTGTCGCGTTCTGCCGTAGGTAGTCGCGGAGGGATTCGGCAAAATCGTCCCACGAGTCTGCGCTAGCTGCTGACTCTGAGCCCACACTACCAATCACCACGATCCCAATCGTGACGTTCTCCGCGGCCTCGGCTCGGCTGCTCTGATCGTCCACGCTGGTGACGATGACCGCGATGGCTCCGGGCGTCGCTGCTGGCATGTTGCGCAGGAGATGCGTGACTGATCGCACCCTAGTCGCTGTCACGCCTGCGGGCTTGGTGGCGTATGCGTTGCAAATCGTCACGAGGGCGTCTGCGATGGTTCGGGAGCGCGAGGCCATTACACACGCTCCTTGCAATGAATTCGATAGATAGTTCGGTCTCTGTCGTGGTACTGCCAGAGCTGTTGACTGTCGCCGTTCGGGCACACCTTGTACGTCACGCCGTCGACGTCAATCTCATCGTTTCGCGCGGGCTCCCACTGGACGCCTGAGAGCACCAGCTGCGAAACTGGAATCAGGAAATCGATGGACCTGTCACCGACTCGGACGCCCGGATATGGCGCTGAGACGTCCCACGATGTGGCACCGCGAATCACAGTCACTGCAAGAGACGATGCTCCGCGTGAATACGTACCGCTCTCACCGCGGACCTGTCGCGCTGCTGCTCGTGCTGCTGCTGTTGCTGCTTGGATGGGGTTCATAGTTGACTCAAAAGGAACCTCCCGCCCTGGAGCACCGGAGGAGGCTCACAGGGCGAGAGGCGGCGCGGCGAGGCATCCACTATGCGAGGAGAGTCTCGGTGTCGATGATGGAGTCCGTGGTGATGATCGGGACACCGTCGAATTCCTGCGGAAGCGTGGCGTACTGCCCTGTCGGGTTGTACGTGGTCCGGCTCTTCCGCAACTGCGTCAGAGACCGGCGCGAGCAGCAAATCATCGTCGGCATCATGCCGCTCGGGAACTTGCCCATCGCGTCAGCCAGCAAGGAGTCTGTCAGCCCCTTGCCGCTGTCCGCCGTGAGGTTGGCGATTCGGACGACTGCGTACTTCGATCCGACCTGCACGCCCAGGTGTGCGCCGGCATCGCGGACCATCGCCGTCATGCTCTTGCTGTTGGCGCCCAAGACCACGCTCTGAAAGGTCTCCGAAATCGTGAAGTTGATATTCGGGCCTGACACCCCGGCATCACCAGCACCGACAAGCGCGAAGGCCGCATCGTCTGGCGTCGAGGCGATGAGGAACACGCTGGATCCAGTTCCGGCCGCGGTTCCTGCTGCATTCACCACCTGGCCATCGCTGGCCCCGTTGTAATTGGCGTCGTTGGCGATGCCCGCAAAGCCTGATCCGTCACCGTGGACTGTGCCGTACCAGATCTGCTTTTCAAGCGTGTAGAGGGCCTGGCGGAGTTGTCGCTTTGTGCGATGATCCATCCACGCCTCGGCCCCAAATCGGTAGGCCTTGGCTTCTGCGGCGTCCTCAATCACTTTGGCGTCGAGGTATTTCAGAGTGACGCTGATCTGTGTGCTGCTGCCGGCTGTGTAGTCGGCTCCGTCGTTGACGGCCCTGAATCCCACGACTGGCGCCGTGGTCTCTTTGTTATATTTGTGCAATGTCCCGTTGGAGCTCTGCATCGCGTGCATCGCTGCGAGCGCTGGGGCTGCGTTGAGGATGTCCGTGATCTCTGCGGGGTTCACGTCCTGGCTGTTGAACAAAATCAGTTCTGCCAGCGTGGTGAGTGTGTCTGCCATGATATTCTACTCCTGTGATCTGTGTGAATTCGGGAAAGCCGCTCGACGTTGAGGGCTTACTTTTTCGGTCTGCACGCCTCGCCGAAAGACTTCTTTCGGGCCTCGGTTCCGGTCTGCACGGGCGTGTCTTCGCCAGCGTTGGCCTTGGCGAGTTCTCCGATGCGACTCTTGAGTTGCGCGACCTCAGCGCGTGCATCCTGCAGCTCTCCGCGGAGGGCCTGCAGTGTGTCGGACTGGGCCTGTTCCCACGGCTTGCCGGCAAGAAACATGCGAGCTCCTTCGGCGTCACCGAATGCCTGCATGTAGTCTGCGAGACCCTTAGCCTGCGGAGCTGCTGGCGTCTCTGCTGGCGTGACCTCGGTCTCTGTCTCGTCCGCGTCTGAGCCGTCCACTGTGTCGACCGTGTCGACCACGTCTGGCGTGGTCTCGTTGGCCTGCGCCGTCGCCGGACGCAATCTCTGCTTAGGCATCACTGCCTCCTTACGCTGCGACCGGATAGCGCTCAACACGTCGTCAAGGCTCCCAATCTCATCCACCAATCCCAGCCCGACCGCCTCGCTGGCGATCCACCAGCGACCGTCAGAAACGGCCGCCAGCTGAGATTCTGAAAATCCACGACCAGCCACGACGTCGTCGAGGAACATCTGGTTTGTTTTGTTCGTACTGTCCTGCAGAAACGCTCTCTGCTCGTCGGTGATTGGCTCGCCAGGTGCTCCCACGCCCTTGTATGGACCCGTCGAGAGTAGCACTGACTTGACCCCGGCTTTGGCATAGGCCGCACTCATGTCGAGCATCTGCCAGTAGGTTCCGATCGAGCCGACTTCACTGTCAGCCGTCGCAAATATCTGACCGCACTGGGATGCGATCCGATAGGCCGCAGAAGCCCCGTTGCCGTTGATTGAGGCAATGCAAACCATCCTGTCCGCGAGCTGGGCCAGCTTGCTGCAAACGTCGTCGAGGCCGTCGACCATACCGCCGGGACTGTCGATCTTAATCACGACCGCCAGAGGGGCGTCGTCCTCCATCTCCAGCAGTTCATCGAGAGCCTCACCGATGGCCTTGTAGTTCGATGACCACGGGCTCTTGCGTTTGTAGAGTGGGCCGATGACCGAGACGATCGCAATGCCGTCGTCAGTGTATTCAATGGGCTCAACGGCAAGCCCCATGTAATCGGCGAACATCTCGGTCATACAGTCGTCGACCGTGTCAGGATCGAGACCTGCCAGCTTTTGCGCCTGCCTGTGATTGAGATACTGCAATGCGTCGGGGCGCATCTGCCAGAGTCGTGACATCATTGCACCACCTCGCCTGATTCTCTGAGGGCCACCATCGCGTTTTTTGACCAATCCTGCAGGAAGCCCATTGAGGCCAACTCTGAGCGTTCGCTCTGAATTTCTCGGACGTTATCCAAGTAATCGCCGAAGCCGTGCTCATCGCAAATATCTTGCATCGACTTGAGGCCAGCTGCGACCGACCGAAGGGCCGTGTCCAATTCCTCTTGTGGCTTCCACCATGCCACGCCTCTGGGCACCCACTTGAAAACGACGTCCTCAACTCGCATCCCTGCGGGAAGGATGATCTCACCAGTGCCGCCCAAATCTGGAGGCATGATCCATCGCCAGAGCCGCCAGACAGTCATCTTTCGATGGAGCCGCTCTTGTGTTTTTCGTCGCGCATGGCATGCTCGCTCGAAGAGCAGCCACGCCGCCCGAGAGCCGAAAAAGTTGGTGTGGGCTTCGTCGAAAAAGTTGTAGGGTAGGTCGAGGGCCTTGAGGCTGATCGCGAGACAGATCCGGATAAAGTCTTGCGTGCTGCTGGCTGGGTTCGCCGACTGAATTGGCGTAACCTCTTCACCTTCATCGAGGTCAAAAACAGCAGGGCCATCGCCAAAATCCACGACCCGGGCTGAGCCTTCTTGTGCGTCGCTGGCCTGCGGATCATCCTCATCAAATGCGTCCGCATCTGCCTTGCGGCCGAAGGCAAGGCCAAACATCTGATCGAGCTTGACCTTGGCTCGCATATGGTCAAGCGTCTCATCGAGATCCCGGAACTCATTGAGCGCCGCGACGATGGGAGACTGGGGGCGAATCAGGTTCGGCCTGGCTTCGAATTGGCAATGCTGCCACACGCTGGAGGCCCTGACTGCTCTGTCTGTGCGCTGGCCGCTGCGAGGATCCTCCTCCTGAAAATTCCACGCCACCACACGCCCGCGGGAAAGCTTCGCACCGTTGACCCATGCAGACTGATCGCGTCGAGCAAAGCCCGGATTTCGGCAGTACGCGCCCTCCACCATCTGGAGGGTTCCGTCTGCGATTTTCACAAAAAACGCGTCACCTGTCAGGAGCTTTTGCGACTCTGCGACCCGCCGAAAATCATCCCAATCCATGCGGCCGAATGTGTCAATGGCTTCCGGCTCAGAGTCCCGAGCCATCAGCCTTTTTAGATCGGCATTCAGCGCCGCGTCTTGCGTCCTGGGCTGGAAGTCCCATAAGCAACAATAGTCCAGCGTCCTGCGGATAGCCCACGCGAGGATGCCCATATTCCGCCACACGTCGAGAGCGTTGGCTGATAAGGCTTGCCGCCTGCTGTCGTTGAGCAGGAAGTCCTCCGACCTGACGTGGCGTGTCGTGGACCGTCGCCGATTCTTCGGGTTGAGGGCCTGATAGGTCGAATCTGTCGGGCTCTGAACGATGGCCATGATTACCGCCTGTCCATTCTAGGGGTAATCACGCGCGAGCGTTTACGGCGCAGCCCGGCCTGTGCTTCGAGCTTGCTGAGCTCCGTCCGGACTGAATCGAGATCAAACGTAGTGGACGCGCCATCCTGAGAGTCTGACGATACGCCAGACTCCAGAAGGGATCTCAGTCGTTCAATTTTTTGCGCTCGAGTCTCTGCCATGCCTTGAGGATTGCAGAGCACACAAGAGACTTCAATAGCCGTAATTCAATCGTTCAATTTCAGGGCATAGAATTTTGATAAAACCTATCGACCCTGTGCTGGCCACAATCCGGATTCGCGCACTGAGTGTGCCTGACGATTACGCTCGTGTATGGCTCGCCATTGTGGATGCCGCCACCCACCACCTCGATGCGCGAACTGTAGTTTTTGCGATCGGTCGATCCGCATCGCTGGCATCGTGAGAGCTCCACGTCTACCACGTCGCGGTCTGGTGTTTTGGCTCCTAGTGGTCGCCCGGGCTTCTTCTGCTGGTTCACAATCGCACCTCCGTTTTTCGCTTGATTTTTCGCTTCCGCCGTCGCTCCGCACCGTCTGCAATCTCGGGGACATTGCATCCGAGGATGCTGCCCAAAACAAGGCACCCGACCATTGTATCGAACCAGTGATTGTCATTGCCGGGCCTGAGCCTCCACTCCATGACCGTGCGGCCTCGGCCCTCGGTCTGGATGGCGTATTCAGATGTAATATGCTCCGCCCACATGCGATGCTTTCCGCTGTAGGTGGTGATGGCTCCGGGGTGTCCGATCTTGATGGCGAGCTGGTCATGAACGTTGGTCTTCCAGAAATTCACGTCGCTGATGACCCCTCTGACGTCCGCCGCGCTTTTGCGTTTGGTAATGACCCAGCCTAACCCCACTCTGGCGCCGGGATCATACTTGCGTTCTTGGATCGGCTTGTCCGCTGCGCGGTATGATTGCCCCATGTAGGCCATCAGGCGTGAGGCGTTTTTGGATCTTGCAAGCGCCTGCCGGACTATCTCGGTTTTCCATCTGGCGTCAAACGCCACCAGCTCCAGAGGGACCACGCCGCCGTCCTCGCTCTTCCACTCTTGCGAGAACAACCAATCCGCCAAGTCTGTAATGCCCTGCGCCAGCGCCGCCATGTCTCCGGCCTGCGGGTATTTGTGGCCCAGTTTCTTGCGTGCCTCTCGCAGGGTGAAATATGGCTCATCCTGCTCTGGGTATGTGCCGTAGCGTATAACATGGACCGATCCGTCATCCTTGACGGCCGCGACTGTGTAATACAAGAGAGACTGCTGGACGTCGCAATCTGCCACGAGTTTGTGATATCCCCTCGGGACCACGCCGCGATTGAGGGCGATGTTTCGGCAGTCGGCGAGATCCTGCGACGATAGCCACGCGCGTGACTCATTGCTGTCTCTCTCTGGCTCGTTCTGCAGTTCGCTATAGAATCCGCTCCGGCTGCGATAGTACCACTCCATTGCGTGCTGGATGGCACTGATCTCTCCGCGATCTTTGGCGAAGCGAGGCTTCCACGATGCCTCGGCGCCAGCGTCCATTGCCTTGCGGTGTTTTCGGTAGTGCTTCGTGGCGTCGCGGATGTCCCCGTGAGCTCTGAGGGATGCCGACCGGATTTCGGCGTACTGGCTCCATAGTTTCATGGCCTCATCGTTGGGCATGCTCCTGAGGAACTTGCGCCGGATGCCACACCAGTCAGGATTGATCTCGGGGTTCAGCAACCTATCGGCCGCGTCGTCTGACCGGATGACCGTGCATGTCACCAGGGCACAGAAACTACTGTCTGGGCCTGCCATGCCCACGAGGTCATTCTGGATAACCTCTGTGCGTGAATAGCACTGCAGAGGACTCATGGCCGATTCGCGCGTCTGAAAGTCGTCGCACAACAGCATCGAGGGCCGAATCACTCGACCATCCGGGAGTGTGTGCAATGCTCCGCGGACTGCCTCCATAAGACCGGCTGCCGAGATGATCGCACCAGTTCCGGGGTAGTCTGGTAACGTCGCGAAGCATACCGTTTTCGTGCTTGTCAGAAGATTCGTCGGCATGCCTTGGTAGAGCTGACCGCGGGCTCTGTTGGCGACACCTTCCAGCATGCGAAACGGGTAGCAGATTTCCGGGAATAGCTCATAGAGAATCTGATTGTGTGAGACCTCCGTCACGATGTCGCGGAGGAGCTTTTCGGCCTTGCCGCTGTTGGCTGCTGCGATGACTGCGAATGAGTGTTTGCGGATGCAGATGGACCAAAGCATCGCCCGCATGACGATCGTGGATTTTCCCGTGCCGCGCGGCATGCCGATAGCGCGGAATCCACCCGAGAGGATGACCCGCTGCAGTTCGGTTATGAGCAGGATATGGTCTTCAGACCACCCGAGCCTGAAGGCGTTCGGGAAACACGTTTCGAGAAACGTCTGCAAGCAGGTTTCGCACTTCTTCCGGAGGCGGGCGTCGGCACAGCTGGGGATGTCTCCGATATCTCTACCTGCGGCGGATTTTTCGCGCGAACGTTTCGCCGAATCATCCTTGTGCCGTTGGTATTTGTCAGAGATGGCCACCACTAAAACAGCACCCCCTGCGCCAGTCGCTCGATTGTGATTCGGCAGTAGTCCTCACTCAGCTCCGCGCCGATGTATCGGCAGTGCTCCGCCCGTGATGCCACCGCTGTTGTGCCTGAGCCGTTGAATGGATCGAGCACAATTCCGCCCATTGGACACACCAACCGCACAAGGTATCTCATCAAATCCACGGGCTTGACCGTGGGGTGGTTGTTGCCAGCGCCGCGGTCTGACTTGTCTGCCTTCGCTGTGTAGAAAAATCGGGCTGCTGATTGCTCGTCGTCCGTCTCCGGAAACAACCCCACGACTTCATCACTGCCATCGTGAATCAGGTTGGCGGGCCAGCGGCCTTTGCTGCTGTCAAAGTCTGCGGACGCACTCGGCGAGGCATAAGCGCTCCCATGGCTTCGTGTGCTGTTGGCCAGACCATAATCCGTGCGTTCACGACCCTCCACCCTGCACGCATCCACATTGATCCCGCCCGTGCCGTACCGCAGGACGTTCGCCGCCACGGTTCCGGATAGGGGTTTGCGTGCGACTGTGATTGGTTCGAGGGCGGGTTTTAGGGCAGTGCCCCAGCCTGCCCATTGCTTCGCGGCTTCGGTTGACGGGGCGGTGATTGCCACGTCCACTTTTATCATCTTTTCAGCCACGTCAAAACACGACTTTCTGCCGTCTGCGTGTTGCGACCCAGTTTTGTAGCCCACCACCTCGCGTTTCAACCAGTTGGGACCTGGCTGCCCCTTGCTGGCATTCTTGTCTATCAGTAAACGGTAAATTTCTTGCGGAACGTCGTCGATACTCAACTTAAATAAATCCAGCAACACGTCAACTTGTTCGAGTGTCGGAACGCGTGGGGTGGAGCCTGGAGTAATTGTAAATAATGCCTGCCCAATGTTGACCGTTCCGAATCGCTCTTCAACTTGTCTGCGCGTGATGCCTGTCGCTTGGCGTGTCGCCTCCATCCACCGCACGACTTGTTCAATTTCGTCGCGGTCGTCTTTCATACGATCAATCGCCTTTGACACGTCTAGCGACTTCGGAAACCCACTGCCGTAAACCCAAGCAATCATATCCCGGATCTCAAACCCCGCATCCTCAATCCGCACCGCCATCCGGTGTTGTGTCCGAGTGCCAGCGAATGCAAGCAGGTGACCGCCGGGCTTCAGGACCCGCAGACACTCCTGCCAGACTTCGACCGTGGGAACGTCGTAATCCCATCGCTTACCCATGAAGGATAGGCCATAGGGCGGGTCAGTGACCACCGCATCGACTGAGGCGTCTGGTAGTGCGATCATCGCCTCCCGGCAGTCCCCGTGAAACAGCGTGATGCCTGCGTGCTCGTAGTATGGTTTCACCGCAGGAACTCCCTGATCTCCTCAATCCGTGCTGCGTCCGCTGTGGCCTTGTCCGCGCATCTCAGGATACCCACGACTCGCCCGGCTGAATCCAGCACCGGGCCGCCACTCATGCCGCTGATCGAGTCTGGGCGTGGACTGCGGGAAACCAGAGGCAGGACGCGCACGCCGTTGATTCTGGCTATGCCGTCCCGTCTCTGGACTGGGAGGAGTTGCGGATCCGTCCCGCGAAGGTATCCCGCCAAATACGCAGGCTCAGAGTCCCTCCCAAGCATGGCGCCGAATGCCACTGGGAGGGACTCGCTGAGCCGCAGCACAGAGAGATCCAGCTTGGCGTCAGAGCGAATGACCGCGCATCCTATCCGGCGCCCGTCGACTGTCGCTGTGATGCCTGCTGTCTCTCCGTGGTGAGCGCATGTGAGAATTGTATCGAGGCTGATGACTACCCCTGACCATCGAGAGGAAGGGCCTTCGAGGGCCACGACTGATTGTGGGATGACGTGCCATTCTGGGGCGCTGGAGGCTGCTGGATTGCTCGCCTGTGGTGGCTCTGGCTCCGCTGGGATGGCCCTGCGAATTTGCTCGACCGTGACTGCGCCCGTCCATTTTGCAATCCGTGTCTGGTCCGACTTGCGGCATAGCCAGAATGTGGGGTAACGGTCGACCTGAGCCTTCCATCGCGGCTCCTCATCGATATCCACAATCTTGACGGGGTAGGCTGCCTGCAGAGCTGCGAGGCCGTTGCGCTTGAATTGCTGGCATGGGCCGCACCATCGAGCCGTGAAGAACACGACGTAGTGGCCCTCGGGCTGCGAAAGCTCAAAGCGCCATTCGTCGCCGGCAAGAAACGACGCGAGGAGAAGTAGTAGGCTCATGGCTTCACCGCTGACATTGAGACCGGGAACACGCAATCGTTGGCAATCATTTTCTGGCCTCGCAAGATCCCGAATCCGTTGGCGCCCCATCCTTGCCACTGGTTCCGGATCCTGATCGCGATGGCACCATCCAGCCAAATGGCCTCGCACGCCGTGACCTCATGCCGCCACCAGTCGAGGCCGATGGCTCCAGCATAGCCGCGGAGGAGCATCGAGACCAACTGAGCGACCGACCGTGGTTTACACTCAACCCACTCCGTGCATTTATTGGCGCTGGCGAGTAGCTTCATTTCTGGACTGTCGTAGCCTCGCAGAATCTCGGGGACCCTGCCGTAGTCGGCCTCTGTGGCGATGCCGTTCTGCCCGATGTATCGGACTGCCTCCATGCCCCAGCCGCCGACGTTGCGGCCGCGCTTGATGACCGCGCCGGGCTGAGCTGCTGCCAAGGCTCGATACGGGTATCCCGATCGGACACGGTTGAGCTCCATGGCATGGACCGGGGCGTAGATCCAGCAGTAGTTCAATCGGCCTTGGTTTTTCGGAGGAATCTTGTAGTGGCTGACCAAATCAGACACGCGCGACTGGGTGGCCTGTTGCTCCTCGATGCGGGCTTGCCACTCGCTTTCGGGAATTAGAAGCCTGTCGTCAAATGGCACTGCGACCCCACCGTAGCCGTAGCCGTCGACGTTGGGCCGATCTGTGAGATCGAGGCCCGTTGTGCCGCCGGGAATTAGCGCCCCGTCGTCGAGGATAGGCTCCATCCGATAGACTGTTGAACTGCTCATAGCTTGCCGTCCTTTGCGTTCTGGAGATCCTGCAGGAGTTGGGGCTGTGTCGTGATCGGCCGTGTGGTTACTTTGGCGCCCGTGATGACCACCAGCTGCGGGCCCGCAGGAATTCCTGAGCCGATGTCAGACCAGAGCTTCCGCCAGACCTGCGACTCTGTGGCGAGCGTGTCCGGATCGTCGAGGCTGCTGCGATCCCACCGGCGCCAGCCTGCCCGCCCATCCGTGGGCGTTGTGTTGGCATCAAGCCATGACAGAACTGGCACTGAGTTGACCGCGGCCAATGCGCTCACCGCGTCGGACTGGTCGATCAGGAGCATGACCTGCAAGCCTGATGGAGGTTCTGCTGGCGATGGCTGTGGCGATGGCTGTGGTGGTGGCCTCGGGCCTGCGCCGCTGATGGTGAGGGCTTGCCGGATGACTGGGCGGTCGATGGCCTGCGGAATCAGGAGGAGCTCACACTGGCCAGCCTGCGAGGCCGTGACGATGTAGAGCCACTTGCCGGAGTAACTGCGAGTCTCGACCGCCCCACCGCCAGCGAATTGTCCGCGGAGTTTGATCGGGCCTTCCGTCTCCTCGATCTCCACGACGCCCACGGGACTGGCGAGCACCCTGAGCCGCTCCGCTGACTCAATCACGTACCACTGCTGAGGCGTGATCTCGTTGACCGGCTGTGGCGTTGTGATGGCCTGTGGTTGGGGAGAGTCCGGCGATACCGGAAGAACTATTCCGGACTCATCCCCGACCACGATCGCACACAGGCAGACCGCGAGTGTAGCGAGTATCGCACGCATCAGAGAGCCGCCTTGCATAAGCCGTATGTCGTCTCTTCGTCCGTCGCCAGAGCCTCGGCGAGGATGCCGTCTGCGAGAGCTGCGGTCTCGTCAACTGTGAGCTGTCGCCCCTCTTTGGCTGCGCCGAATTTGATGGAGCGTGAGAGCTTGGCCCGTGTCCGCTCTGGGTTCCGCGAATACATGCGGCGGATGCGGTCGTAGGCCGCGGACGTCGCGACCTCATGGTCCTGCTGGAAGCACTTGAGGATTCCGGGAAGAACTGTGGTGATG